CGTCCTTCATGGCGCCCACCTCGTCCTTGACCGACTGGTCCAGGTCATCGGCTGAGCCGGACGCCTGAGCCTCCGCATCGGCAACCGCGAGGAGCCACGTCGTCCCCAGCTTGTGAACCTCAGTAGCCTCGCGCTGAGCCTCAGCCTCGGCAGCGGCCTGATCGGCGGAGTTCGAGGTGGCTGCGGCCTGCTTCGAGGCGGCATCGGCGGCGGCCGAGCTGGCCTTCGCTGACTTGTCGTTCGCCGCAGCGTGCTTGTCAGCAGCCCTCGATGCGGCATCGGACGCGCGCGAGGCGGCGTTGTCCGCAGTGCTCTGATCACGCGCTGCCTTGGCGGCCGCCGATGCGGCGTCCGCGTTGGCCTTCTTGCGCTCGGCGGCCGTCGCGTTGACCGCTCCGTTCAGGCCCTCAGCCTTGGCGGCGGCGTCCGAAGCTGCCTTCGAGTCGGCGTCGCCCTTCGCCTTGTCCTTCGCCGCAGTGGCCGCGTCCTTCTGCGAGGTCGTGTCGGCCTTCGTGGCCGTGTCATGCGCCTTCGCGGCAGCAGCGGCGGCGTTTGTGGCTGCGGTGTCGTTGGCCTTCGCTGCCGTGTGGTCCTTGGTGGCGGCCGTGGAGATCTTCGAGGTGTCGGCGCCGGTCATCTGGGCGTCGGCGAGCGCGCGCTGAGCACCGCTCTGGGCGAAGAGTGCAGCGGCGGCGTTCTTCGCCTCCTGCGCGGCCTTCGCCTGCTCGGCCGCCGAGGTGCCGGTGGCGGCGGTGGCGTCCTGCGTCGCGGCGGTCGCCTGCTGCTGTGCCTTGAGCTGGTCGGTCAGGGCGCCGCTGTAGGCGAGGACGTTGTTCTTGGCGTTGATAAGCTGCGCGGCGGCCTTCTCGCCCTTAATACTGCCCAGGTCTTGGGCCTTCGCCCCGGCCAGGGTGGCGGCCTCCAGCTTGTCCTGCGCATCCTTCTGGCCGAGGGCGGCGTCGGTAACCGTGGTCGAGCTAACGCCCAGCTTCTCGAAGGTCGCGAACAGGCCCTTGCTGGCCAGATCGTTCGCGACGGCCTGCGTGGTCGCCGCGCCGAGCGCATCGCCGTCCTGCTTGATCGCGTCAGTGAAGGACGAGATCTCGACCTTCGCTTCCTTGTGCTTCGTCGCGAGCATTCCAATGACGGTCGCCGCCCCGGCGATCGCGATACCCCACGGGCCCGCCATGAAGCTGCCCGCCGAAGCCAGCGCACCCTTCATGCCGGAGGAAGCCTCGGCTACCTCGGCGAGGGTCTTCTTGGTCGAGCCAAGCTTGCCGCCAAGCGACGTCAGAGCGCCAACGAACAGCAGCGACGAACCAGCGCCGCCAGCAAATTCGACACTCGACTGCTGAAGCCACTTTGGCAGTCCAGCGAACGCGTTTACTGCCCCCGTCGCCTTCTGCGCCATCTCCCGCAGGACATCGTTCGCGCCGGATCCGCCCTTGATCAGTGCTACGTCAATCGAGCCCTTCAGCTGCTTCAGGTCGCCGGAGAAGTTGTTCATCTGCTCGGCGGCCATCCGGCCCGCAGCGCCCTGATCGTTGACGGCCTGGGTATAGCCCTTCACGCCATTAGCGCCAAGGCCGTACAGGATCGAGGCCGCGCGGATGGCGTCCGAACCGAAGATTGTGGCCAACGCCTGGTTCCGCTGGGCGTCGGTCAGCGTGCCGAGCTTGTCGTGCAGCTCGCCAGCGAACTGCGTGATCCCGACGAACCGGCCGGACGTGTCGTAGGTTACTATGCCGAGTTGCTCCATCAGGCCCTTGGCCTGACTGGTGGGAGCGTTCAATTTCTCAAGCATGGTTTTCAGCGACGTACCGGCGTCAGCGCCGTCTAGCCCATTTTGCGAGAACGCCGCCAGAATTGCCGTGGTGTCTTCAAAGGTAAGGCCGGTCTGCGCGGCCACAAGGCCGCCCTGCTGCATCGCATAGGCGAGCGTCTGAACATTGGCTGCGCTCTTGTTCGCCGCAGCGGCCAGGACGTCCGCGATATGCGGGACATCCGCCCCCTTCAGCGAGAAAACGTTCATCGCGTTCGCGCTGATCGTCGCGGCGTCGGCGAGACTCAGCTGGCCAGCCGCCGCCAGGCCGAGCGCGCCCTGAAGGGCGCCACCGAGGACGTCCTTGACCGAGATGCCTGCCTTGACCAGCTCGCCCTCGGCATCGGCTGCCTCGGTCGCGGTGAACGCCGTTTGCTTACCAGCCTCCAGCGCGGCAGCGCGCAGCTTGTCCATGTCGCCAGCCGACGCGTTCGAGACGGCCTGAACGCCGCTCAGGGACTTGTTGAAGTCGGACGTGGCCTTCTCGGCAATGACGAACGCACCGGCCAGAACAGCGCCCTTTGTCAGAGCCGCCTTGCCGGTCTCCTTGTACGCCGCTGCCTCCGTAGCCGCCGCGTCCTCGGTAGCCTTGGCGTTGGCGGCCTGCGCGGCGGCGTTCTCACGGGAGGCCGCGGTCTCGTCCTTGAACGAACGCAGCGCTGCGCTCGCAGACTTCGCCTGCGCGTCGGCCGCAGCCTTCGCCGCGGTGGCAGCGGCAGCTTCCTTCTCGGCGGCATCCAGCGCCTCCTGCGCGGCAGCCTGTCGGGCCGCGCCGAGCTCGGACGTGTCCTTGGAAGCCGCCACGACTTCCTTCTGAGCGGCGGACAGCGCCTTCGCGGCCTCGGAATCCGCCGTCGCAGCCTCGCGGGCCGCGGCGGTGGCATCGCGCTGCGCGTTGGTCAGAAGACGGGTCTGCCTAGAGGCCTCAATCTTCGCCGCGGTCGAGGAAGCCTGCGAGTCCGCCTCGGCCTTGTTCGCCGCGGCGGCGTCCTTCTGTGCCGAAGCCAGGCCCGTGGTCGCCTTCGAAGCGGCCTCGACACCGGGGATGTATCCGGAGGTGTCGGCCCGCAGCTTCGCGGTGACTGTGCGGTCAGCCATGCCCACCTCCCTCCAGCTTGACGCCGATCATCAGGCCCTTGGTGTCCTTCGAATCAGCCAGGTCATCCGCCTTGCGCGCCACCGTCTTGCAGGCGTGGCACCGCAGCACCGTCGGGCTGTAGTGAAATTCGTTCGCCTTGTCCATCGACTCGGTGCGCGGTTGCCCGCAGCCCGAGCAGAGGTCGGCCTCGTACTCCAGCAGGGCTATCGCCCATCCCCGGTCCTCATCGGTCCACAGCGGTTCGCCCGGGACCGGCACGCGGCCCAGGAACACCGACCACGGGACCGCCCAGGCTCGCGCCGCCTCTACCTCGCGTCGGAGAGCGAGGGACTCGCGGAGGCGACGCGTGAGGAAGGGACCGAGACGGCCGAGGTGTTCGCCCGCCAGGCCGCCGCGTACAGGTCGCCGCGCTGATCGTCGTTGAAGACCTCGAAGAGTTCCTCGACCTGCTCCAGCGTCAGCTTCGGGTTGAGCGAGGAGGCGGCAATCAGCGCGGGCGGCAGCGTGTCCGGGTTCCAGTTCTGATCCGGGCCGCCGGGGTGGGCGGCGATCAGAGCCGAGAACTCGGTGCGCGGCAGCGCCCGGAAGCGGAAAGGCACCTCCGCCGAGCGCATCAGCTCGCGGACCTCCTCCAGCTCCGCAGCGAGCTGCGCACGCTCGGCACCGTCGGTCAGCGACGCACCGGGACCTGCGCGGCGGCGATCGATGGCGTCCAGGGCTGCGGTGAGCCGGTCGGCGTCGGCCGCCAGGTCCCCGGCGACACAGATCGACACCTCGGCCTCGCGGGCGGTCGCCTGCTTCCTGATCTCCTCGAAGCTGCGCAGCGGACCCTCCGTCACGCGATCACCGCGCGGGTGCTCGGGTCGGAGGTGACCATCATCGAGCTGGTGAACTTCGCGACCTCGTTGGCCGCTGGCGGGGCCAGCTCCGGCTCACCGGTCGTGACCGGGTACACCTCGATGACGTCGCCGGACGTCCACGCCGTCGTCGCCGCCTTCGTGCGGCGCACGGCCAGGTAGCCCGAGGTGCGGTACGGCAGCAGGTTGTACGCGGTGTCGGTCGGCGTCTGCCGCTTCATCTCCACCGTGATGGTGAAGGACCGGCGGCCCACGCCCTGCGTAGTGAAGGTCGAGGCCAGGTTCGAGGTGTCCACGGTGGCCGTGGACGCCTTGATCTGGAGACCGGCCGGCGTGATGTAGGACTCCAGGGCGGTCCCGGCGTTCAGCTCGGTGGTCGTCGGCGCGGAGATGGTCGCGATCGACGGCACGAAGGACACCCGTGTGTTGCCATCGTCGAAAAGGTCGGACATGACCTACTGCTCCTTCGGGTCGGCGCCGGTCGGCGTCGGGGATTCGGGCTTGGCGGGGGACGCGGACGCCTTCGGCGCCGGGGACGGTGCGGCGTTGGCCGAGGCGGATTCGGCGATGAGGGCGTCGATGGCGGCGGCGGCCTGCTCGCGTTCGAGTTCGGCGCGCAGTGCGCCGTCATCGGTCGACGGTTCTCCCACCGCCTCCCAGTTCGGGAAGGACTCCATGGCAGCGAGCGGCAGCACGACGTCCCCGAGTTCGGGGTGATGGGCGCGGGTCCAGTAGACGGACATCGGCGTTACCGTCGGATCGCCGCGACAGTCACCGTGGTGACACCCGAGTAGCTGATGCTGATGAAGCCGGTGCTTGTGTTCACCAGGTTCGGGTTGAGCGGAAAAAGCTTGGTCGCGCCCGCCGCGACGCTCTGCGCGGTCGCGGTGCCGGCGTTTCCGGCCGGGGTCACGCCCGGGTCGGCCAGCGTGACGGTGATGGGCGAGCCGCCGCCGTTCGTGACCTGAAGGAACGAGCGGTCGTCGGTGGCCGAGGCCAACGCCACGGTGTCGCCGCCGCCGGTCGCGGCCACCATGGTCGGCGCCAGGCCGGCCGCGGTCATTGCCTGAAGGGAGAGCAGGGCCATGTCAGGGCTCCTATGCGGGGGTGGACTTGATCTCGTATTGCGCCGTGGCCATCCACAGCGGCGGCTGCACGGTGTCGTCGCGCTGCGCCGGCTGGCTACCGGTCTGCTGCGGACGCCAAATCTCGCGGCCAGTCACGGTCAGCGAGGCGGTCAGCAGCGCCGCGCGTGCGGCGTCGGCGTAGGCCAGCGCCTGCTCCTCGCCCTCGCCGACCGCAGTCAGCTGGATTGGGATGGTGAGGTCCGAGTAGATGTCGCCGAGCGAGCCGGCGGCGATGTCGCCGACACTGCCGTGGATGACGACGACGTTCTTCTCGCCGTCGTCGCGGCTGCCGATCTTCGCGTGAATCGGCGTCGGCAGCAGCTGAAGAGCGGCCTCTAACACAACCTGTACCGCGCTAACGTGCGGCTGGGCCGAGGCGGGCGTCGAGGTCATCCCAGTAGCGCCTGTTCTGCAACGACCTCGCAGGCTGCCTCGAACTTGGGCGCCTCGGTGGCGAGCGCGCGCGCTCCGTCCAGCCTCGGCGGGTTGTTGACCGTGCCGAACTCGGCGATGCTGCCCAGCGGGCCCTGCTTCTTGTTCTTGTCCGGGCCGATCTCGGCGCTGACGGAGTCTGGCTTGACGTCCATGTCGTAGCTGATGGCGGCCGGGAGGTGCGGGAGGTGCGGGTGGCCGAACAGGGATGCGGCCCAGTCCTTCTTGATGTTCAGCGCGCCCTTGGACACCACCGGCGGCAGCAGCACGG